AACATTCAAAATGTTACAAGAAAAGAAACTTGCTAAACTAACTATTCTTCCACGTATCGGTTGTGAGAGTTTAGCAGATATGCTTTACAAGTACGTCAATGGTGTTTACATTCCTGATATGTGGGGGTTAGGTGAACACAATCGTCTATGGTGCTATCGTGTTGAAGTGCGTGAGACACAATCTAACATGGCATATCGTGAAGGTCACCGTGAATGGAATGAGGATCTGTTTGCATGAGCGGGCGCTTCCTTTCACCCAAGGACCTAAGTGCTGCCAAGCATGAACGTGAAATAGTCAACAGTTTGCTTAAGCGGGGCAAAGTAAAAGCCGCAGAGCGTATTGTTAAAGAGTATCACATTGTTTGTGGTTGCGGTGTAGAAGGATGCATTTTCATTCACCTACAGCGTGACGAAACTGAAGAACAAAGAAAAGAACGTCTGGGGTATTAATGAAGCGACTTTGGCGCATTTGGGCAAAGGCATTAGGAGAGAAAGCAGGTAATACGGACACTGAGTCTGACCGCATTGCTTTCATCCGTACTCTTATTGTGTTATCATATATTACAACAAACCTGTTTATCGTAGCAGGTGTTATACGGCATTGGTAAAAATGAACAAATTAAAAATATCAGAATTATTTTATAGCATACAAGGTGAAGGTCGTCATATGGGTGTACCAAGTGTGTTCTTACGCACGTTTGGTTGCAACTTAAAGTGCGCTGGTTTCGGTATGCCAAAAGGTAAGTTGAGTGAAGAAAGAATTAAAATTGCTGAGTCTAGCCAAAATTACAAAGATTATAAATCCCTTCCGCTTGTCAGCACGGGATGTGATTCTTATGCATCTTGGGACCCTAATTTCAAACATCTTAGTCCTTACTATGATACCGGCGATGTTGTTAGTCGCATTATGGATATACTGCCATTCAATGCTTGGCATGATGAGCACTTGGTTATCACGGGCGGTGAACCGCTTCTAGGATGGCAACAACTATATCCTGAGTTGCTAAGTAATGAAAAAATGTTGAACTTAAAAGAGTTAACATTTGAAACTAACGGTACACAACCATTAGGTGAAGAACTTAAAAAATATCTACAGACTAAGTGGCATAAACAAAAGGGAATTGAAACAGTTACATTTAGTGTAAGTGCTAAACTCTCTAGTAGCGGTGAAGATACGAAAGAAACTATCTGCCCTGATATTGTAGCAGAATACGAAATGTATGGTCACACATATCTTAAATTAGTTGTTGCAACAAATGAAGATGTTGAAGAAGCATTAGAGGTGGTTAACACATATCGAAAGAACAATTTCTTTGGCAACGTGTATCTAATGCCAGTCGGTGGTGTTGAAAGTGTGTATAGTTTGAACAATCGTAGAGTAGCAGAACTTGCTATGAAACATGGATTGCGCTACAGTGATAGACTTCAAGTACCGTTGTTTAAAAATGAGTGGGGCACTTAATGACACAAGTTATAATTACACGAACACAATTTGAAAGACTCAAAGAAGTATTTGATATGTACGACAGTGTAGATCGAATTGTATGGAAGCAAGAATCACTCAGTGGTATTGGTCCCAATGTCACGATTGAGTTTGACCCAAAAGAATCTGTCAAAATAGATATAACAGATGTGGAGAGTTGGTAATGATGGATAAAAGATATGGAGAGTTGGTAATGATGGATAGTTTTGTTTCTCACCATCGAGAGGATGATTGGGCTCTTAACCGAGTACAAGATTGGCAATATAAATTATGCTGGAAACCACACACCTGTTTTCTTACTGGAAAACAACTGTGGGGTAAACATGCTTATCACGGTACTAGAATTATTACTGGCCCCGGTGTTCCGATTCATGAAGACTATTGGATTGGTAAGAATGAATTCGTGATTTGGAAATTAACAAAATGAGAACATACGATAAACGAATTGCATTTTTAATCAGCGATCAGCACTTTATTCCTCACGGTGGCATTGGTAGCTTCTGTAAGAGTTTTACTGAAATGTGTAGTAGATTGAACTGGAAGGTTGATATTATCTTGGACAAGATACCTAATAACGATGATTTTCAAAAGTTGATCGAAGGTGCCGGAGCAAATGTGATTTTTCCACCCAAAGCAGTGTCAGTTAGGCCCGGTGTAGTAGAAGTAAAAGCTGAATCAGCTTTACCGTATGACGATCACACCTCTACTTTTTCGTTCAGTGACACTATCAATTTTGAAAAGATCATTAACTTCCGCAAAGCAATAATTAAAGCGTTTGAAACCAATGCGTATGACATGATTGTGTGCAATACACAGGAAGCAATGACTGCGGCTTATGCAATGACTATCAACAAGTACATTCCGGTAGTGTTCTATACTCACTTACACAGTATGATCTTCCGTGAAAGTCAAGGCAGTGATGTGTTCTTGGATAGTTATCACAATTTCTATAACAAGCATATGGAATTCACTGATATCATCATCGGTACACAAAGTCAAAAGAATATTGATGAACTCACTAAGTATGGTGCAACTAACTGTCAACTATTGCCAATGCCCATGAGTGAGCGAGGATTGCTTGAGTCGTATACAGGTGAGAAAAAAGGTGTATTGTTCATCGGTCGTTGGGAAGAAGGCAAGAACCCTGAAGCATACATCAGAGTCATGAAGGAAGCAAAACTGCCATGCAAAGTAATGACTAACAGTAATGGACAAAAGAAGTTCGAAAAAGCTTTCGCTGAAGCCGGCATTACTGATTATGAAATCAAAGCAGGTATCACTGGTCAAGAGAAAGTAGATTTCATTCGTAGTTCTAGTGTATTCTTTATGCCCAGTTTACGTGAGAACTATCCTTTCGCATTCTTAGAATGTCTAGGTCATATGCCATGTGTTGTATTAGATACACAAGATTGGTCTGATAACTTTCACAGCATATTCTATCACAAAGTACACATCACGAATGCCGCTGATACAATAAAACAATTATATGGCATAGATCAACCATCGTTGGCACTTGATTATGTCAATCAACTTGACAATGAAGTTGCACAGAAGTGGGTCAAGTTCCTAGATGAATTTGTAGGGAAACGTAGTAATACTAACTCTGCAAAAATCAATACATACGAAACAATCAAATATAGAGATTATATCAAAGAATTAGAACGCAAACACTTAGCACGTGAAGATTTTGAAAGTGTATTGTCAAACAAATATAAGTTTATCAATGTTTGGTATACTGACAATGATACTTATTTGAGCAAAGACCCAACATTTAAACCACAGGAGGAAGAAACAAACGAAAGTTTGTTTGAATGGCAATGAAGAAAATTTTAATTACAGGTAGCTCAGGCTACATCGGTTCACATCTATGTGATCTATTAGCAGGTGAATATGAAGTACATGGACTTGATATCAATGACCCACAAGTAGAGATTGACAAGTTTTATAAACTGGATATCAACAAGCAGTTCTCAATTGAAGGTATTGAGTTTGATGCAGTTGTGCATTTGGCTGCATTGGTCAACGTAGGTGAAAGTCAAGAACGACCTATCAGCTATTATATTACTAACTTGAATGGTACAATGAATGTCATGAACAAAGTAAAGACAAAAAACTTTATCTTTGCTAGTACTGGTGCCGCTCAAGATTGCATTAGTGCATATGGTGTTAGTAAACGTGCCGCAGAAGATGTAGTTCGTTCATACACGAAGATGGCGGAAGCAGACTATACTATCTTTAGATTTTACAATGTTATAGGTACTACAGTTGTTAAGCCAACTAATCCCGATGGTTTGTTCTACAATCTAATCAAAGCTAAAGACACTGGTTCTTTCACTATCTATGGCACTGATTATCCAAACACTAGTGACGGTACTTGTGTTCGTGACTATGTTCATGTAGAAGAAATATGCCACGCTATCAAAATGGCTATTGAGAAGCCCGCAAACAAAACTGAATGCTTAGGACATGGTGTGGGATATACCGTACAAGAAATGTCTAGTATCTTTCAACAAGTCAACGATTGTGATTTTGATATAATCAAAGGACCACGCAGAGACGGTGACATTGAGTACTATGTACTAGAAGATGTAAGTCCATATATGAAGAACCTCTACACTGTAGAGGATCTTTTGAGAATTGACTAATTAGTGCTTCAACAGTAGGGTTGATATAATGTTAGGATCGTTAGCACTGATATCACCCTCTCCCGGAGCTACAATGACATTGTACTTCATCCCTGCAGGGATAGACTTACGCTTGGCCATGTATTCATTGTAATCTAAGATTGAGTTCGCACTGAGTCCATACTCACTAGCCAATCTTTGTTTTAGTTCAGGTAACTTGTCAGGTTGTACTTGCCATTGGCCACTCGACCCTTTAACTAAGTTCTTTTTTTCATCCTTAACTAACAAGTCTTGGAACAATTCATCTGGAACAATGCGACTGTTCTTAGTTGTATCTAAGTTAGCATCTTTTGCTTTAACTTGTTTCTCTTGACTTGTATTAGCACCTTCACTCCAGTTGATAATGAAGTTAGGTGGTTTCTGTGCAAGTGCGGCACCAGCCATCTTTGTATAAGCATAGAACTTAACATCAGGATGCTTTGCAGCCATTTTCAATGCCATGTCTAAATATTCTGGGCTAAAGAAGTCGCCGGCGTCATGCCAGCGAATAGTAGTTTCCCAACCATTAGGGAATTTCTTGTCGCCTTTTTTACCTGCTGCCTCTTCTTTAGCTATCTCACTACTTAACTGATTGAAGAAACCATCTGGGTCATTCAATAGATATGTTAGTATTCTGCCATCGCTCTGCCAAGCGGCTTTGAACTGAACTTTACCACCTTTCATAGCGAAACAATCTACTTTACATGAACCAGCACCTGGACATGTGTTAACAATAATTAGATTGTTAGTTTGTTCGTCTACTGCGATACCAGTCAATGCGGCGAAGCCAACGTTGAAGAATTGTTCAAACTCACCGTTACTGTGCTTCATCTTTTCATTTTGCTTTAGTAACGCTTTTGGGCGTTGTGATAATGATTGCTTAATCTTATCTTCATCATAAGTCTTACCATCTGGGCCCAAGTATTCAATGATACTTGAACGATGGACATAAGGCATCTTGTACTTGTCTGACTTTGTTTTACCAGAGACATACTTCTCATTGCCCTTTTTGTCTAACTTAATTTGACCAGTCTTCTTATCAATATCATCAGTTCCTTTGATACGATTCATGTAGTCTTGGAACTCTTGACCTTTCAAATCTCGGGTACTTGCTGGTAGTTTAGTTGCTTCATCTAAACCAGATAGTTTACGAATTCTTGATAAGTTTTCTTCGCCTTCCGCCACACCTTCCTCGTCATCTTCCTTCATTTTATCTAACTTTTCAGAAAACTTAGGACCTTTACTAGGATTATAAGTCATGTCACGCCAATCTGATTGGCTCGGCATGTCACCGGCTTTAGCAACGAATTGCTGAGGTGTCATAATTTGAATACCCTTAGGTGCTCCGGGCATTGATGGCTCTGCGCCTTCTAATAAATGTTGAATTCTCATGTTTATTTCCGTAAAATTTGACAATAAATACGATTTATTGTACACTATGTAATATTTATCACTCTGGACTATTATGCACTCTTTTGACATTACTACTAAACGTATCGGCTTTGCTTGCAAATGGGCTGAAATCAACAAAAAAGGCGAGATTGCTAGCACCGAGGGTCTTAATACAGGTGGCACTACATTAGCATGGGCTAACCGAAATAAACGTTCACTGGTAGAAGAAAAAATAATTGACGTTGCAAAAACCAACATTCTCAATACACACGCACTAGTCAAAAAGGTAGCCGCTCTACCCGAACCACTGCGTATGTTGCGTATCACTAGTGACATGTTCAGCTTCTACACCCATGATGACTACAAAGACTTTTGGCATCAGCCCGACATTCAATCTAGTCTTGAACGCTGGATGGCTCCAATCGGTGAGACTGCACGACAAAACAATGTTCGTTTGTCGTTTCACCCTGACCAATTTGTAGTTCTTGCGAGTGATCGTCCTGAGGTAGTAAATAAGAGTATTGAAGAATTTGAATACCATGCTGACATGGCTAGATTTATGGGTTACGGTAAAACCTTTCAGGATATGAAAATCAACGTTCACATTTCCGGTAGAAAAGGTCCTCAGGGTATCAGAGATGTTTATAGTAGACTTAGCCCCGAGGCAAGAAATACACTTACACTAGAGAATGAGGAATATACACATGGACTATCTGACTGCTTATCATTATCTGATCTCGTGCCTACGGTCATGGACATCCATCACAATTGGATTCGTGAGGGAAATTATATTGCCCATAATGACGACCTTGTTAAACAAGTTATTGATAGTTGGCGCGGCGTACGTCCTACTCTCCATTACAGTGTTTCTCGGGAGGACATACTTATCGGACATGACATCAATCAATTACCCGATCAGGAAGCTTTGATCAAAGCAGGATACAGTAAACAAAAACTTCGGGCACATAGTGACTACTATTGGAACGAGGCTGTGAACGATTGGGCATTGACATTCTTAGACAACTTTGATATGATGTGTGAATCAAAGGCAAAAAATCTTGCCAGCTTTAAATTATACGAAAGATACAAATGTTTGAAAAAATAAAGAATTTATTTAAGAAACCCGAACCTGTTAAGGAACCTGTTAAGGAAAAGAAACCTCGCAAGGTTAAGGAAAAGAAAGTTGCACCTGAACTTACTGCTAAAGAAAAAGCAACGGCAGCAGGCGAGCCTTATGTTAACATCATTAAGATGGAAATAGATCCTAAGGACATTAACAGTGGCTCAGTAGAACTTGATTTCAACGATAAATTTGTATTGAATCTAATTCGTGCAGGTTATAAAATGAAAGAAACTGACACCGACAATGATATCGTGGATCGCTGGTGGACTAATTTATGCAGAGCAACCGTTTTGGAAACCTTTGAACAGGAAATCGCTGATCCCAACAAACGGACTCCCGGAGATGTACGCAATGTAGTCACTCGTGACTTAGGAAACGGGCGAACTGAAGTTAGCTAAAAAGTGTTGTAAAAATACAACAAAATTAAAGTTGACAATAATCTAGTGCGGGTGTATAATAGAGACTTATCAACTTAATTCAAGGTGTTTTTCATGGTCAGTAAAGTAAAAGTTCTTGACGCACAAGCAACAACAGTAGTATCTAACCTATTAAAAGGAAAAGTCAAAGTGACTACAACAAAGCCAACACGCACAACAACTGCAAAAGCTATCAAGAGTGCATTCCCATTAGTATTTAAAATTACCAAACGTGACCCAAATGATTTCCCGATTGAGAATATTTTGGAGCGTGAAGTTGACGAGTATCGTGAAAAGTATGTAGAAGAACTATTGGCATCAATTCAAACTGAAGCAAATGATGCATACCATCGAGGAGTTGAGCGTTATCAAAAATTGGGCAAGACATTTAAAGCTGAGTTTTACCCTAAGGTTACAGAAGTTGAAATTGGTAAGCTAAAGTCTGACGAAGATATTAACCGTGAACTTGATGTGGCCCATGCTACTGATATTTTTGTAAACTACGATGAACAGTGCTTCCAACCTGTTTATTGTATCAAGACCCCCGGCAAAGATGAATGGACTATTGTTAACGGTCAGCACACTGCAACTTCAACAGCGGCGATTGTTGAAGGTGGGTTTATGACGATTAACGGAAAAAAGGTTCTTCCTAAGAATTGGAAGAAATTTAAGATTCTTGTTATCTATATCGAAACACATGACCGAAGCACCGCACGTGAAGCATTCGCATTGTTGAACGGCGAAATGAGTAAACGCATTGATGTGTTTGACAAGTGGAAACAACATTATTTGTCCGTACGTTTGGACAATAGTGCAAACCCAGTTTACAAGCACACTTACAATTTGATTCAAATTTTGAAGCAATATAACTGTACACCTCTTCCAGCTGACCACGATGATATCGGTGAACCCGGAGCAATTAGTCACTTGGCAGGTGTTGAGAGTTTGGCGCCAACTGCTGACTATAGTAAGGTGACATTTGTTTTTAGTACACGTGATAAATTTTGGAACAATTTATCAGTTGATAATGCTGAGTTAGGGTTTTATGGTACATTGTTTGATTTTGCTCAAGTTGAAAATGTTGACATGAACAGTTCAGATTGGGATCAATTTTTAAATGACTTGCATGCCACTGTTCAAGGTGTGTATCGTACTATGAACAAGTTGAAATCAAATGCTTCTAAGGCATTCAAGCAATATCGTTTTGAACAATTTACTGATAAAGACGGTAAAGGTGCAGGATTTACGTTGTCATTGTACTTTGCATATCAAGCATATATTAAATTGGGTGGTAAATTTGTGATTAAGGCTCTTAAAGACTTGCATGTTCACAAAGGTGTAGATGCATTGCAATATTTGGAAGCAAAACAAATTACACAAATCAATGCTCATGCATCAGCCAGTGATCAAATTGTAAAACGCTCGATTCAACTTCCAAAGAAAGTTAAGTAATTATGCACGATTGGATCTTCTTTTACATTATGGTAATGAGTCATAATAATAAGGTAGGATTTGGAATTACAAAAAATCCCGAGAGAGTGGACGACTATACCGCCCACTGTCTTGAGGATCAATGCTTTATGTTTTTGTTTTATGGTCCTGAGGAAGAGATTGAAGATATCGAGGACGCATTTAAACAAAAACATCGTAAGATCCTTATCAAAAAATTAAAACGTAAAAAGTGGAGACTTGAAGGCATCGACCCAAAAGAATCATCAATGACTGCCGGTGATGTTAAGAATTGGGTAGAAAAATTTATCGTAGATAATAAATTCAAAACTCAAAGAATACAAGATAACTGGTTGCCATACAGTGGTGACAAACGAGTGTCCAGAAAAAATATCACTATCAGTCCTGAACTTTACTTAGAGACAATCAACTAACTTGACAAAAACTAAATAGTAGTATATAATAGATACATATCAACACATACCTACTTTCAAAAAATGAACTATGCTCTCATCGATACTGCCAACACTTTCTTTCGTGCCCGTCACGTTGCATCACGCAATAGTGATCCGGAAGAAAAAGCGGCTTTCGCACTTCATCTTACCCTCGCATCAGTCAATCAAGTGGTTCGTAATCATAAAATTGATCATGTAGTGTTTATGTTAGAGGGTCGTAGCTTCCGTAAGGACTTGTATGAACCCTACAAAAAGAATAGAATTGTTGATAGTCTTTCTCAGACTCAGGATGAGGTAGATGAAAATGCCATGTTCTGGTCTACTTACGAAACTTTCACAACTTTTCTTAAGGAAAAAACTAACTGTAGCGTATTACGTCATGAACAGGCCGAGGCTGATGACTTGATTGCACGATTCATTCACTTACATCCTGATGATACACATTATATTATTTCTACTGATTCCGATTATGTTCAGCTTATTAATCAGAACGTGCTACAATACAATGGTGTCACAAATGAACTTATTACCCTCAATGGATATTTCAAAGATTCAGGTAAGCCAGTAATTGACAAGAAAACTAAAGAACCCAAACTTCTCGAAGACACCCCCGAATATCTGCTATTCAAGAAGATCATTCGGGGTGATGCGGGCGACAACGTATTCACTGCGTACCCCCGAGCACCCGAAAAAGGTTCTAAGAATCGTGTAGGCATTCGTGAAGCATTTGATGATCGTGACAAGCAAGGCTTTAAATGGAACAACTTCATGTTGCAAAAGTGGATCGACCACAATGGTGTCGAGGTGTGTGTACGTGACGCATACAATCGCAACCGTATGCTTATTGATCTTACTGCTCAACCCGAGGACATGAAACAAAAGTTCGACCAACGTATTCGAGAATCTGTCAGAGTAACTACTACTCCGCAAGTGGGAGTACATTTCATGCGCTTTTGTGGGAAGCATAATCTTGAAAAAATCTCACAAAATGTTGAGGCTTTCAGTAAGTGGCTTAACACACCATATACAGGACAACTTAATGAACACTAATTTCACTGCAATGGAAAATCGTTTCAAAGAAATTCAACGGGACGATGAACACTTTTACATGACTGATGGTATCAAAATAGTACCACGTGCAGGTTTAGAAATTTCAAACCAATGTCCATATGAGTACAAGTTGATTTTAGCCAATTGTATTGACAGAGGCTGGGTAAAACCAGTAGCATACGTAAAAATCAAAGAATTGATTTGGGAAGTATTAGAGCAATGAAAAAGATTTATTACATTAAAGAAGGACACAAATATGTTCCAGTTGCAGAATATGATAACGAACTTATGGATAGCTTTTCAAAGGGCACTCATTTGGTTATGGTTTATCCCGGAGGCACTAGTCGTAGGTTCAATATCGATCCTAACTATGCGGCT